GTTAGCAAAATGGCAATCAGAAGTTGCACATGATCCACATCGTTTTAAAACTATTTGTGCAGGTAGACGTTCAGGCAAAACCTATCTTTCCATAAGAGAGATTTGCTACCACGCACGAAACCCCAATCAAAATATATTCTACATAACAAGTTCTTATCGTCAAGCAAAGATGATTGCATGGCGTTTACTAAAAGAAAAACTCTTGGATCTACGTTGGGCAAAGAAGATTAATGAAAGTGAACTTACTATTCTACTAAAGAATCAATCTACCATAAGTTTAAAGGGTGCAGAAAACATTGATGCATTGCGTGGTGTTAGTCTTTCTTATGTTGTAATAGATGAATGTGCAGACGTAGATCCTGAACTCTTTAATCTCATAATTCGCCCTGCACTTGCGGATCAAAAGGGTGGTGCTATGTTTATATCAACTCCCAAAGGTAAATCAAATTGGTTTTATGATATCTATCAAATGCAAGAACAACTACCAACAGAATGGAAGAGTTGGACATTTACAACCGCTGAAGCAGGGTTTGTTGACACTGATGAAATAGAACAAGCAAAGACTGAAATGAGTCTTAAACAGTTTCGCCAGGAGTTTGAAGCAAGTTTTGAAACTACAGAAGCAAGGGTGGCATGGGCGTTTGATAGGGACAAGAACATTGCAGAATTGCCAGAAGGTTTAGACACAAGGGTTATACACGTTGGAATGGACTTTAACGTTGCGCCTGTTACTGCTTGTGTTTTTGTGCGTGACAATGAAACAATGTATTGCATAGATGAGATTGCAATGTATAACAGTAACACACAAGAAATGGCGGATGAACTTAAGAACAGATACCCCAGTTCAAAGATATTTGTGTATCCTGACAGCAGTGGTGCGGCACGTAAGACAAGTGCCAATGGACAAACGGACCATAGCATACTACAGAACGCAGGATTCATACTTAAAACACTGCGTAAACACGATGCAGTGCGTGACAGAATAAACGCAACCAACGCCCGTTTCTGTTCTGCAGATGGCGTTAGACGCCTATATATAAGTAAATTGTGTAAATACACTATAGAAAGCATGGAGAAGTATAATTTCCGCGAAGGGACACAAGTCCCTGAAAAAGGTGGTAAGCAGGACTTTTCTCACCAATTTGACGCATTAAGTTATTGCGTTGCATTTCTTTTTCCATTGCGAAGAGAGGTTGCGCCTGCACTTCCTCAACGTTGGGGACATAATATTGCTGAAACCGTATAATAAAGGAAGATAGAATGGCGACAATCACAGAAACAATACAAACAGAAATTAGTCATTTAATATCAGGTAATGAATTATATGACACTTATCAACCACGCTGGCGCTATTTGCTGGAGTCTTACTTGGGAGGCGAGACTTACAGAGATGCAAAACATCTTACAAGATATGCTCTTGAAACAGATGGCGAATATACAGCACGATTAAACAATACACCACTACGCAACGACTGTTATTCAGTTGTGTCAATTTACAAATCATTTTTATTTAGAGAAGCACCATACAGAGAATTTGCTTCTATTGAAGGACTGCCTGAATTAGAAGACTTCCTTAAAGATGCTGACATGGATGGACGTAGTTTAAATTCTTTCATGAAAGATGCTACAACCTGGGCAAGTGTATTTGGACACTCTTGGATTTTAGTTACACAACCAAACGTAGGTGCTACCACAAGAGAAGAACAGAGAATGCAAGGCGTTCGTCCTTATGTTAATCTATTAACACCTTTAACGGTTTTAGATTGGCAGTATACACGTTCACCTAATGGTAGATATGAACTGTCTTATTTCAAATATTTAGAAGATGTTAACCAATCAATTCGTGTAGTAAAAGAATGGCGCAAGGACACAATCAAAACCAGTGTTGTTGACGTAGACAATAACGAAATTCAAGAAGAATATGAAGAAGTAAATGAATTAGGTGTTATACCTGCTGTGTGTATGTATAATATTAGAAGCACAGTAAGAGGCATTGGTGTTAGTGATTTAGCAGACATTGCGGATCTACAGCGTTTCATTTACAATGCTACAAGTGAAGTGGACCAATCAATTAGATTAAACACACACCCTTCAATTGTTGCTACACCTGAAACTAACATTGGCAGTGGTGCTGGTGCACTTATTCATATGCCAGAGAATTTAGATCCAGGACTAAAACCATATGCGTTAGAGTTTAACGGTGCAAGTGTTGATTCAATCTACAAAGCAATTGAACAAACTGTGGACGCAATTGATAAAATTGCAAACACAGGATCAATTCGTTCAACAGAATCAAGACGCATGAGCGGAGTTGCACAAGAACAAGAATTTCAACTCTTAAATGCAAGACTTTCAGAAAAAGCAGATTCTGTAGAATTAGCAGAAGAACACATTTGGAAGTTATGGTGTATGTACATGGGATATAACTGGGAAGGCACAGTAGACTATCCAGGTTCATTTAACATTAGAGACACTGAAAGTGAAATTCAACAGTTAAAAGTTGCACGTGACAGTGCAAATGATCCTCGTGTGCTAAAACAGATTGACAAACAAATTTTAGAGTGGATGGAAGTTGATGAAGGTGTGGTAAATGACTTTGAACAACCTCACCCTGTTACAACTCCTGCTACAAGACAAGCACACATTCAAGAAATGATTATGGAAGGATATACAGATGCTCAAATGTTAGAGCGTCATCCTGAAATAACACAACAAGACATTGACAGTGCCAAACAGGCATTGTTAAACATTGAAGGAGCGAACAATGAATAAGAAAAAGAAAAAAGGTGGTAAAAGGGGCGGCAAAAGAGGCGGCTCTCGCGGCGGTAAACGATAAGGAACTGTGGACAAATTACTTCCACAGCATACGTCACGTATGTCCATGGAGTTACAGCGCCTGGAAGCGGAACAAGATAGAAATAGTTTTGTGGAACGGCGAGGCAGAAGAATTAAACGGTTTAGAAGCAAGGGTGCATATTGTATACAATTCAACCCCAAGATTGCTTAAGAAGATAGAGCAACGCATGAACCGTAACAGAGAATTTGAAGAGTGGTTACACAGTCACCCTTCATTTGGGATTAACTCTACTCCCGTTCCTGTTCTAATACAACAGGATAGAATAGGGTTAGAAAACGCAAGGAAAAACCATTTAAAAACGGTTTAACCTTCGTTTTACTAAATATGTATAACAACTCATAAAGGAGGCGATGCACAATGTCAGACAATACATTGGTTAATGAAACAAACGCAACTCAAGCGGAGGTGACACCAAACACGGAAATTGAGGCAAACGAAACAGCGGAAAGAACTTACAGTCAGAAAGAAGTTGACGACATGATGGCCCGTATTAAGGGTTCTATCACAAGAAAAGTTGAAAACAGATATGCTGATTTAGGTGATCCAGAAGAACTACGCCAGTTGAAAGCAGAGGCAGAACAGCGTCAGCAAGAACAACAAATCAAGCGTGGTGAGTTTGAAAAAACACTTCAGGAACTTGCCGCTAAAAAGGATCAAGAGATCCAAAAAAGAGACTCTATGATTAAGGAGTATAAGGTTAACACACCGTTGCTAAATGCGGCGGCAAAGTATAGAAGTGTAAATCCTGAACAGGTTAAAACACTACTTGCTAACCAAGTACGCCTAAACGCAGAGGGTGAAGTAGAAGTAGTAGACGCAACTGGTAGCGTTCGTTACAATGATAGCGGTGCTCCAATTGGTGTAGATGATTTAGTAGGTTCCTTTCTAAAAGAGAATCCACATTTTGTTGCTCCAACAGCATCAACTACAAATTCTAAAAGTAGCCTGGGTGTTGATTCCAACACTGGAAAAGTTGAGTTCTCTAAATTGGATATGTCTAATCCTGAACATAGAAAGCGTTATGCTGAAGCGAAAGCAAAAGGCAATATCGTTTTTTAAATGCCAACATTTTTAAGGAGATAAAGAAATGGCTAACAACACATCAATCAACAGTGAACTGTTTACCGCTTTACTTGGTGACGCACAATTCGCGGCATACGAGTCAAGCATCGCAAGACAGTTAGTCACTGTATTTGATATGCCTGGTAATTCAGGCACAACTATCAACGTTCCTGTATATTCTGCAGTGAGCGCGGTAGACTTAACTGAAGGAACTGCTCCTTCAGCGGCAGACACAAACACTTCAACTGCGGCAATTACACTTGCTGAAGTAGGTACATACTTCCAAGTAACAGA